CTGATGGTAAGTATGTTACCCAAAGTGGTGATCAAGAACTTGATGTATCATGGGACAACATAGCTACACGCGATAAACTTACACAAAAAGTATGGGAAGCTATTAGCCAATACATACTCACTGACTTTAAGAATGAATACTTTAATGGGTGGCAAGGCTTTACTCATATAAGATTTAATCGATATAAAGAAGGTAAGACTATGGCTAAACATTGTGATCACATACATGATATGTTTGATGGTAAAATGAAAGGCATACCGACATTATCTATCGTAGGATTTCTTAATGATGACTATGAAGGTGGAGAATTTATCATGTTTGACGACATGGAAATTAAATTAAAACAAGGGGACATATTAATATTCCCGTCTAACTTTTTGTATCCACATAAAGTTAATCCAGTGACGAAAGGGATACGAGATAGTTTCGTATCATGGGTGTGGTAATGAAGAAAACTTCAAGAAATGATGTAACAGGAGATTGGATGCAATCTAAACCAAACTCAGAACAATTCGAAAAGAACTTTGACTTAATCTTTAGGAAGAAGAAACCTGAACTAGCAGAGTACGAACTTAATAAATCAACAGGTGAAGTTCAAAAGAAAGCTGAATAATGGCTGATTTTACGTGGTCATACTCATCTCTCAAGCAATATCAAAATTGCCCTAAACAATACTACGAAATTAAAGTCGCACAAAATTACACAATCATCCCGTCAGAAAAAATGATATATGGTACAGAAGTTCACAAGGCTCTGGAAGATTATGTTAAAGATGGAAAAGAACTTGCATCCAATTATCTCCGATTTAAAAATTCAGTTGATAGCCTTATTGCTATTCCTGGTGTTAAGTATCCTGAATATGAAATGGCTCTTAATAAAGACCGCACGGTATGTGACTTTGCTGATCCTAAACGTTGGGTTCGTGGCATTGTTGATTTACTTATCGTTGATAACGACTACGCTTTTATTGTGGATTATAAAACTGGCAGTAATAAGTATCCCGATCCTAAACAGTTAAGGCTTATGTCTCTCATGACGTTTGCTCATTTCCCCCAAGTCAATAAGATTAAAGCGGGACTTCTCTTTGTTATGCACAATTCATTTATCACGGAAGAGTATGAAAGAAAAGATATTGACAAATCATGGGAAAAGTTTTATGGACCTTTAGAGCGCCTTGATAGCTCATATGACAATAATGTATGGGCGCCAAACCCTACACCATTATGCAAATATTGTCCAGTCAAGTCCTGCGACTTTAATCGCGCATGATATAATAGAGCATGGCTACTACTAAAAAACCAAGACCCTATAAACTCGAATACTCCCAACAGGTGGAACGTGGTGAACACGATGCCCGTATGGAAAGACAACGCGCACGTCGTAAGCTTGATGCTAAAGGTGTTGCACGTAAAGGTAAAGATGTAGCCCATGTTAAAGCGCTATCAAAAGGTGGATCTAATAAAGACGGAATTAAATTACAAGCTCCAAGTAAGAACAGATCATTCAAAAGAAATAAAGATAGCTCAATGAAATAAGTGTTAAGTTATACTTGACATTATAAAAGCAGGACTGATATACTACAGGATTAGTATAACGAGTTAATACATTAGTTAATTGGATTAGTATGGAACTTATAGAAAATACTGCATTAAAAATCACCGTACCGGAACACATCGTTCCACATATCACTAGCAATATTGAGAAGTCAGAAGTTATCGAATGGCGAGGTAACTTAGCAGACATGATTGTCTTCTGGGGTGTACCTGAGATGACGAAGTTAAACCAGCTCGTTTCATTCCGAAGTAATCTTCCTTCTCCCATTTCACGAGACTATAATTTCCCAGGTTTATATAGACCCTTCGATCACCAAAGAACTACTTCAGAATTTTTAAGTATCAATCGTCGTGCATTTTGTTTTAACGAAGCAGGCACTGGGAAGACTTCATCTGTTATTTGGGCTGCCGATTATTTAATGCAACAAGGCTTAGTTAAAAGAGTGCTTGTGATATGTCCTTTATCTATTATGTATTCAGCATGGCAAGCTGATGTGATGAACACAGCTATGCATCGAACCATCGCGGTTGCACATGGTACAGCTAACAAACGTAAAAAGATTATTGATGGTGGCTACGAATTCGTCGTGATTAATTATGATGGCGTTCAGATTGTCCGCGAAGATATAGAAAAGGGCAACTTTGATTTGATCGTGGTCGACGAAGCTAATGCATATAAGAGTCCTTCTACTACGCGCTGGAAGACGCTGGCTAAATTACTTAAACCTGAGACCATGTTATGGATGTTAACAGGTACTCCTGCATCCCAGTCTCCTGTAGATGCTTATGGTCTTGCTCGCTTAGTATGTCCGCAGAACGTACCTAAATTTAGTATGGCTTGGCGTGATAAGGTTATGACACAGATTACAAGATTTAAATGGATACCCAAGACTAACGCACGTCACGAAGTATTTAAAGTATTACAACCGGCGATTCGGTTTGCTAAGAATGATTGCTTAGACTTACCCGACGTCATGTATCAAACACGAGAAGTACCACTCACACCACAAGCACAGAAGTATTACAAGATGCTTAAAGAACAAATGATGATTGAGACAGCCGGTACACAAGTCAGTGCTGTGAATGCCGCGGCAGGACTTAATAAACTACTCCAGATCTCAGGCGGTGCAGTCTACACGGATAAGAGAGAAGTCATTGAGTTTGATATTAGTACAAGGCTTAAAGCGTTAGATGAAGTCATCGAAGAAACAGAACAGAAAGTTATTGTCTTTGTTCCATATAGGCACACTATTGAAGTTGTAGCAAGACATTTAACAGATAAAAACGTTAGCATCGCGATCATTCAAGGCGAGGTATCAGCTACCCAACGAGCACAAATTATTAATATGTTTCAAACCATGGATGAACCTAGAGTCTTAGTGGTTCAACCTCAATCAGCATCTCATGGCGTTACCCTAACGCGTGCTGACACGGTAGTCTTTTGGTCTCCGGTGATGTCGGTTGAAACGTATCTACAATGTATCGCACGTATGGATCGTGTAGGACAGAAGAACAAGATGACAGTAGTACACTTACAGGGTTCAGAAGTAGAGAAGAAGATGTACGCTATGCTACAAGGTAAAGTAGACATGCATACTAAACTAGTTGACCTTTATCGAGAGGAGATTGAATCATAGCTAACACATTCCAAGAAGATTTGCAACGGGGTATCAAGGTAGAGTTAAAATTTCTAGACTTGATTAGGAAGAAGTATCCTTCAGCCTCATTGATACATAAGTATAAAGGGTACGATGTTTGGGTACCTGAGTTAGATGAATCTGTAGAAGTTAAGTATGACCCGATGAGTAATAACACAGGGAACATAGTAGTTGAAATAGAAATGTTTGGTAAACCATCGGGGCTTATGTCAACGACTGCAGACTACTGGGTCTTTCATGATGATATTGATTTTGTGATTATGAAGCCTATGGATATAGTAAATTGTATATTTTTAAATAAGTTAAAGTTTGTGGAGTTTGTAGGCACTGGGGATACCGCATCAAAGAAAGCATTCCTAGTACCCAAACAGTTATTATTTAGTCACGGTAAAAAAATAGAGGAGTAATTATGAGCGAAGAACAAGTAGTAGAACAGCCGATACAAGAAAGTCCTAAACTTGATGAATTAGTCAAAGCGTACTTGACAATACGTAATGCAAGTGATAGTCTATATAGGCAATATATGCTGAAGAAAGAAGAACTAGAATCAGAAATGAAACAGCTAGAACACTTTATGCTTGATGAATGTAATGAGCTAAAGGTAGAAAGCTTAAGAACAAACAACGGCACTATTACTAAGACAGTGAAAGAGCAATACAACTGTAGTAATTGGGATGAGTTCAAACAGTATATTATAGAACACAACGCATTAGAGTTACTGCAACAACGTATACACAATGGTAACTTTAAAGAGTATATGCAAGGCAAGGAAGCAGAAGGATTACCACCGGGTATTAGTTCTGTTAGAGAATATAGCATCATAGTTAGAAAACCAACGAGTCGATAAGGAGTTATTATGAGTACAGATTTAATTAGTCAGTTACAACAAAGTTCACAATTAGTTACTAAAGGTCTTAACGAAGATACATTAGCTGTCGCTGGCGGTGCCGGTTCAAACAGTAAACGTATCTCTATCAAAGGCGGAGTATTTAGAAAATATGTTAATGGTAAAGAAATGGGTGCAATTGATGAACGCTTTATGGATGTTATCTTTGTCCGTATGGCACACAACCCACATAGAATATTCTACGCATCATC